GCTGCAAAGCGTACATTGAGTTCCTTTGCATTCAAGCAGGAGTATTTGTCTAGCTTCGATACTGCAGGTGCTGATGTCTTTAAAGAAGAATGGTTTAAGTTAGCTAAGGAACCTCAGTACGGTAGCTACATTGTAGCGATTGACTTAGCAGGTTTTGAAGAGGTTGGTAAGAATGCAGGTGCATCTAAGAAGAGATTAGATGAGACAGCTATTGCAGTTGTTAAGTTAAAAGATAATGGTGATTGGTGGGTAGATAAGATTCAGCATGGTAGATGGGACATCAGAGAGACTGCTGTGAACATCTTAAAGGTTGTAAGGGACTATCAACCAACAGCTGTAGGTATTGAGCGAGGAGCATTAAAGAATGCTGTACTGCCATACCTGAATGACTTGATGAGGAAGAATAATATCTACTCTCACATTCAAGACTTAACTCACGGTAACAAAAAGAAAACTGACAGGGTTGTCTGGAGCTTACAAGGTCGCATGGAGCATGGAAGGGTTGCTTTCAATGAGGATGAAGACTGGGGTGAGTTTAGAGATCAATTAGTTATGTTCCCCACAGCTGGTGTACATGATGACTTGGTAGATGCTCTAAGTTACATTGATCAACTGGCTATAGCTTCTTATAACAGTGACTACGAAGAAGATGAGTGGGAGGTCTTAGACCCTATCTCAGGTTATTAACCTAAGGAATAAACAATATGGATGAGATCGGTAAAGACAGTCCCTTTGAGGAACCTACAGAGGCTGAGAGAGAACTTACCTCTTGGATTGTAGATCACACTGAACGGTGGCGTGATCATCGTGATGCTAACTACATGGGTGCTTGGGAGGAGTACGAGCGTATTTTCCGAGGTCAGTGGGCTGCTGAGGACAAGCAACGTGAATCTGAGCGTAGTCGTATCATCTCTCCAGCTTCTCAGCAAGCTGTGGAGACTCGTCACGCTGAGATCATGGAAGCTATCTTTGGTCAAGGTGAGTTCTTTGACATCACAGATGACGTTAAGGATGTAGATGGTAATCCTCTAGATGTTGAACAGATTAAAGTTCAATTGCATGAGGACTTTAAGCGAGACAAGATTAAGAAAGCTATTGACCAGATTGAGTTGATGGCTGAGATTTATGGTACAGGTATTGGTGAGATCATTGTCAAGACTGAGAAGGAGTACATCCCAGCTACTCAAGCAATTCCCGGTGTGGCTGGAGCCGCAGCTATTGGAGTTCAAGAGAAGGATCGTATTGCAGTTAAGATCAAGCCTGTCAATCCTAAGAACTTCCTCATTGATCCTAATGCTGATTCCGTTGATGATGCTCTGGGCGTTGCTATCGAGAAGTACGTTTCCATTCATAAGGTGGTGGCAGGTATTGAGAGTGGGATTTACAAGAAGGTAGACATTACACCTCAGTATGATGACTCAAGCTTAGAAGCTACACAGGATTTACGTAACTTTGAAGATGACAAGGTTAAACTTCTGACTTACTACGGTTTGGTTCCTAAAGAGTACCTGACTGAAGGTGAAGAGGAAGAGTACGAAGAGATCTTCTCAGAAGGTTCAGTAGCTGATGAGCACTGTAACCTTGTAGAAGCTATTGTCGTTATTGCTAATGACTCAGTACTCTTGAAGGCTGAAGCTAATCCTTACATGATGAAGGATCGTCCAGTTGTAGCTTACCAAGATGATACAGTTCCCGGTCGCTTCTGGGGTCGTGGTACAATGGAAAAGGCTTTTAATATGCAGAAGGCTATTGATGGTCAACTGCGTGCTCAGATGGACTCTATGGCCCTCACAACAGCACCTATGATTGCCATGGATGCTACTCGTCTTCCACGTGGTGCTAAGTTCGAGATTAAGCCCGGTAAGGCTATCTTGACTAATGGTTCACCTTCTGAGATCTTGTATCCCTTCAAGTTCGGTCAGACTGATGGTAGCTCAGCTGTAGCTGCGCAGAACTTTGAGCGTATGCTACTACAAGCTACAGGCACAGTGGACAGCGCAGGTATGCCCTCTAACGTACCCCGTGATGCAGGTGCTGGTGGTATGTCTATGGCTATGGCAGGTATCATCAAGAAGTACAAACGTACCTTGAGTAACTTCCAAGAAGACTTCATGATCCCGTTCATTAACAAGGCTGCCTTCCGCTATATGCAGTTTGACAGTGAGCGTTATCCCTCAGTTGATATGACATTCGTACCTACAGCTACTTTGGGTATCTTGGCACGAGAGTTTGAACAGCAGCAGATGATTGGCTTGTTGCAGACACTTGGCCCTAACACACCTGTACTGCCATTGATCCTTAAAGGTATCTTGCAGAACAGTTCATTGTCTAACCGTGGTGAGTTGATGCAAGCTTTGGATCAGATGTCTCAGCCTAACCCTGATGCTGCTAAGGCTCAACAAGAGCAACAGATGGCTCAGATGCAGTTGGCACAGGCTCAAGTGGCAGATCTGCAGTCTAAGGCTCAAAAGCAGTCAGCTGAGGCTCAAAAGACCATGATTGAAGCTCAGATGATACCTGAAGAGCATCGTGTTAAGGTGGTTCAGGCAGCTGCAACTAACCTAGATAACGGTGATGACTTCGAAAAGCGTCTGAAATTGGCTGATATGATGCTAAAAGAGAAGACTGTTAACCTGAAAGCTGCTGATATTGCCTCAAATGAGCGTATTGCAAGCCTCCAGATGATGACTAAAGCACGTAAATAACAAAATAGTTAACAAAAAGCTTGACAAAGTGTTGTTTTTAAGCTACAATAACACTATTGTCAAGTATTTTATAGAAAGGTTCTCCTTAAATGGATAAAGAACTAAAACCATGTACAAAATGCTTGCTTTTAAAAGATTTTTCATCTTTTTATAAAGTTAAAAAAAGTAAAGATGGACTTACCTCTTATTGTTAATCTTGCTTATCCGCTTATAAAAAAGAAAAGTACTATAAAAATTTAAATAAAGAGCAAGAAAGAGCTAGAAAGTGGTATCACGATAATAAAGCTAGAAGCCATGCTAGAACAGTTCAAAGACGTAACACAAAAAGGAATCAAACACCTTCTTGGTTAAGTCCAATGGAAATTTTACATATGCAGTGCTTATATCAAGTATCTGCAATGAGAACAAAAGAAAGTGGTTTTAACTGGCACGTTGATCATATTATTCCTTTAAAAGGAAAAACTGTTAATGGACTTCATGTACCTTGGAATTTAAGAGTAATTCCAGCAGTTGATAACTTATCAAAAGGTAATAGAACATATGAATCGTGAACTACAAGAATATTATGAAGCTTCTTTTGAAATGTTTGCATCTAAAGGATGGAATTTTTTAATAGAAGATTTAAAAAAGGTTGAAGAAAGTCTAAGTAATATCCGTACTGTCGAAGATGCACAAACACTTCATTATCGTCAAGGACAGATGGCTATTTTAGATCTTCTTTTTCAGCGTAAGGCTACGTGTGAGAAAGTGTATGAGGAGTTGTTAAATGACTAAACGTCTATACGACTTTATCTGCTCTAACGATCATGTAACTGAATCGCTAGTTGATAGTGATCATACCACAGCTAAATGTAAGGTATGTAGTAAGGACGCTATCAGGGTTGTATCCTCCCCAAGGATAAAGCTGGACGGGTGCTCAGGCCACTTTCCTTCAGCTTCCGACAGGTGGGTACAAGTACGGGCTGAAAAGCTCAAACAAGAAAAGAAGCAGAACGCATCACACGTTGGTGACTAACTCTGAATTCAATTATAACACTCCTAGAACCCATATAGGGCAGGACGAAAGGTAGGTATGGCTCTCATTGAGAATGAAGAACTGGGTACAAGTGAATTTGACGCAGTAGAAGAACAACAGCAACAGGCTCGAAACACACCTGTTGAAACACCTAAAGATGATACTCCTAAAGTTCCCGACAAGTATCGGGGTAAAAGCTTAGAAGACATCGTGACAATGCACCAAGAGGCTGAAAAGCTGATTGGTAGGCAAGCTCAGGAAGTAGGTGAAGTTCGACGACTGGCAGATGAACTTATTAAACAGCAACTCTCCACTAAACAAGCGACACAGCCACCAGTAGTAGAGAATGAGATAGACTTCTTTGAAGATCCTAAGTTAGCGATTCAAAAGGCAGTAGCTAATCATCCTGATGTAGTAGCAGCTAAGCAAGCTTCAGCACAACTTCGACAGATTCAGACACAAGCAATGCTCAATAAGAAGCATCCTGACTTTGCAGCAGTTGTTGGTGATTCAGAGTTTCAAGAGTGGGTTCGCTCATCTCCTATGCGACTCAATATTTATGCAATGGCTGATGCTAATTATGATTTTAATGCTGCAGATGAATTGATTACCACATTCAAGCAGATCCGAACATCTAAGACACAACAAACTACAGATGCAGGTAATGCTGTACGCAAGCAAAACTTGACAGCAGCAGCAGTGGATGTAGGTGGAACTGGTGAATCATCTAAGAAGACATATCGTCGTGCCGACCTTATCCGGCTACGTATGACAGATCCCGATCGTTATTCAGCTTTAGAGGCAGACATTATGGCTGCTTACGCTGAAGGACGAGTACGGTAACAAACTTTTAAATTAATTAAATTCTTAGGAGAATTATAAATGCCTTTAGGTACAGCTCACGTAACGACCACAACCGCAGCAACGTTTATTCCAGAGATTTGGAGTGACGAGATTATTGCAACATACAAGAAGAACTTGGTGTTGGCAAACTTGGTTAAGAAGATGAACTTCAAGGGTAAGAAAGGTGACGTAGTTCACATTCCAGCCCCTACCCGTGGCAATGCTTCAGTTAAAGCAGCTTCAACTCAGGTGACACTGATTGCAGCTACTGAGTCTGAAGTCACTGTTGCTATTGATCAGCACTATGAATATAGCCGCTTGATTGAGGACATCGTCGAAGCTCAAGCTTTGGCTTCACTGCGTAACTTCTACACTGAAGATGCTGGCTATGCTCTGGCTCGTCAAGTGGATACATCCATTGTTCAAATTGGACGTTTCGTTCAAGGTGGCGGTGGTACAGCTGCTTACTCCGGTGCTTTCTCCGGTGCTGATGGTACTACAGCTTATGTTGCTGGTGCTAACACTGGTTTGGGTGCTTTGACTGATGCAGCGATTCGTCGTAGCATTCAGCGTCTGGATGACAACGACATTCCTATGGACGGTCGCTTCTTGATCATTCCACCTTCAAGCCGTAACACACTGATGGGCTTGGCTCGTTACACTGAACAAGCCTTCGTTGGTGAGTCCGGTGGTAACAACACAATCCGTAACGGTGAAATTGGTAACTTGTACGGTACTCCCGTATTCGTGACTTCTAACGCTGACACAACATCTGGCTCTACAGCTTGCCGAGTTGCACTGATGGGTCATAAAGACTTCGCAGTGTTCGTTGAGCAACAAGGTGTTCGTGCACAGACTCAGTACAAACAAGAGTACCTCGGTACATTGTTCACAGCTGACACTCTGTATGGCGTGAAAGAGTTGCGTGACAATGCAGCAGTTGCTTTGGCAGTTCCAGCCTAAGTAGCATAAGGGTTCCCACTGTAAAGGTGGGAGCCTTTTTAATGTATTATAGGTAGTACATCAGAAAGGTACACAATATCATGAAATTTAAATGTAAAGCCACTAATCTTGTTTATAACTTTGAGTTTGAAGTTGACATCATGTCTATGATGAAGCATCCTGACTATGATGCAGTTCCAGAGGATGAGCCAGAACAAGAAGTTAAACCAGTAGCTAAGACAACTAAAAAATCTAAGGTAACACCAGATGAAACCACTATCGACGGGGCATAGTCTTACAGCAGGTACTAAGACAACAGTTTATACAGTACCTACAGGTTATTATGCTAAGTGGAATCTTTGTTTTATTTCAAACCACACGGGCAACAACAAACTTGTAAGCGTTTGGTGGTACGACTCTAGTGCCAATGCTGAGATTACTGTAATTGATGCTTATCAAATTGCAGCCACACAATACCTAAGGTTTGACGGTGGCGCTTATGTTGTGCTTGAAGAAGGAGATCAAGTGCGAATTACCCCTGAATCTGGTTCTTCAATGTCAGCTACTAACACATTTGAGCTATATAGAAAAGGCGAATAATTATGGCTTTATCGGCAGCAATGCAGTGGGCTTTGAACAACGGCATGACCGAAGCCGATGTTTATCAAAACATTAATGATTTCTTAGCTACTAATCCATCTGCTGCTCAGACACAAGCACAGATGGCTCAGTTTGGTATTTCTCCAGAGGATGTAGCTGCTGCAACAGGCGGTACTTCTGGTGGTTTGCTTAGTGGTAACATCATGGCAGGTGCAAGCTGGAATAGCACTAACACAGCTTTGCAAAATGCTTTAACTCAAGCTACAGGTCAACAAACATCTAATTATGCTGTTGGTGGTTCAACTACTACTGATACGCTAAACCAACTTAATACATTCTTAGCAGGTGGTGGTCAGTTTGACCCTAATGCTACTGTTTACTTGCAAGCTGGTGGTGTTGACTTCATTCAAGGTGTAGATAAAGGTGTTGTTAAAGACAACCTAAACCAGATTGTTAAGACATTAGGCGACCAAGGTGTTAATGTTGTTTTGACTGGTTCTCCTTATGCTAAGTCTATTGACGATGTAATCAATAACAACTTTGACCCTAAAGTTGATCAGATTTATAACGATGTAGCCAAGGCTAACTCTAATGTTGCTCTAGTTGGTACACAAGGCGAGATTTTGCAAAACAAGAAATTGTTAGTGGATGCTTTGCATACCAATGCTGAAGGCACAGCAATTTATAACCAATCTGTTATTGATGCTTTGTCGCAGTTTAAGAATGAAGTACCATCTAGCACTCCACAAGCTATTGCACAAGTTCAGCAAACAAATACTGTAGCTACAACTCCTCCTGTGATTACTCAAGCTGCTGCTAGTCCTGTAGTTGCTCAATCATTGGCTACACAAGCACCTAATATTCCAGAACTGGTTGCATCTGGTGCTTTGCAACCTAATCAAGCAACATTGATTGGTGATACATATTATCAACCTATTTATACTCAGCTAGGTTCTGGTGAAGATGCTCAGCTTGGGCCACTTGAGAATGTTGTTACATATAAAGCAAATCAAAATCAAACTGGTGGTAATGTAAATTGGTTTGATCCTACAGGCCAATATCAACAGACTACTCAACAACAGAAAGTACCTTCATTCTTAGGGGGATTGGCTGATGTTGCTAATGATCCTTTTGTACAGGCTGCTTTGTTAGCTAGTGGTGCTGGGGGTGCTATTGGTAATGCTTTAGGTCTTACAGGTTCTACTGCTCAAGCTGTTGGTACAGGATTACTTAAAAGTGGTAGTGCTGCTGCAGGTGGCGCTAGTCTTGAAGACGCTTTAAAAGTTGGTCTTTTAAGTGGTGGTTTGGTTTATGGTGGTAATGCTCTTAATAATTATTTAACTACAGGCTCTACTGCAGATCCCGGCATTACAGAACGTCAGTTTGCTATTGCAGATGCTAAACAGTTAGCTTCTCAAGGTTTGTCTCAAAGTCAGATTGCTGATGTATTAGGCTCTAGTGGTTATAACGAAGTAATGGTAGATAGTGCTATTAGAGCTGCTACCAAAGGAGTTTCATCTACACTTCCAACTTCAACAGCAACAGATGTAGTTAACATTACAGGTGCAGCAACTCCTGCAATTAATGCTGGTGGTATGTTAGCAAATTTAGTTCCTACAACTGTTACACCTACTGTAACACCTCCATCTAAGCAGTTAGAAACAGTTAAAGTTACAGGTACATCCACACCTCAGCAGGTTGACCAAGCTGTACTTAACTTGATTAACAGTCAACTTGCAACTAATGTAACTACACCAGCTAACTTAGCTAACGTACAAGTTACAGGTAATAAAGGTATGATGTCTGGTGACAATACAGCAAATGCTATTATTAATACTATTGCAGGTCTTCCAACAACACCAGCCACTACAAATAACTTAGCCAATGTTACTGTAACGGGACAAACTCCAGCTACAACACAGGAACTTGTAAGTGCTATTACAGCTGCAGTGCCTTCTGTAACACCTTCACAAGCTGCTACAATTGCTGAACAAGTTATTACAAGCGGTAAGCCTGTAACTACTCAAGAAGTTATAAGTGCTATTACAGCCACACTTCCAGCTGTTACAACACCTGTAACAACACCAACAACACCTGAAGTAAAGGTTACAGCTCAGAAGCCTACAAGTATTAACGATATAGACACTGCT